CTGGCATAGTCTAAAGTATCATGCTGTACATCAATGATCTTAGGTCTCCATAGAGTACATAAGCCTACATTTTTTAATTCTTCTCGGTCCGCATCAGCACCATAAAATCTATAAATTACAATTTTGTCTATGGGGCAATCTCCATCGGCCAATAAACTGTTAAGTCCAAAGCCATCCAAACTGGTTCGTTTGCTTCTATCTAATTTTTGAAAGCTATTACTAATAATATCCATGTATTTTGTTATAAAATTTTGAAACCTATTATCAATAGTATCAGTAAACGAAATGCTGATTGGTTCAAAATTTATCTTAGTGGGTACTACTTGTCTAACATTCCATGAGTTTACAACTTCAGAGTCTATACTGTATTTGGGTAGTTCTATAGTTCTAACAGTATCCACAATCAATTTACTGGGGAGATCGTACTTACTGGTATAAAATTCCACTTTGAAAAAGTACTTTAGGCGAGCTGCTTTGAGCCCGCCTAAGTTATACCATTTCATAGCGTCTGTTAAAGCCGCCACGTATCACTCCTTATTTTGCCTGATTTCTACCGCCCACTTGCATTACGCTTGATGTCAATGCGCCGCTGTCAGTGGCTACTGTTTGTTCTTCACCATGAATATCAGCATTGTCATAACGTATCTGTAGCGTAATTGACATTACGTCACTGGTTGCATAATTATTTTCACCATAATTTGCATTCTGAATGAAACAACCATTCAATGTCCATGATTCTAAAACTTCGCCTGGCTGACCACCATCTAACTGTTGGATAACCATACCAAATTTATAATCAAAACCAGCTGCTGGAGCACTTTGTAAACCCTGGCTTAATTGTTTTTGTAACTGTTGGCTAATTTGCTTTGACACTGTGTTATTAATATCATCACGCACTGTTAACGTAATGGCTTCCCATGTGTGCTTACCCGCTAGGTAAACACGACTATTGTAAGCATCTACAGTGATTTCATCATGAGTCAAACTTGGGCGTGTTACACTGATTACATTTTGTGTAACATCCAAAGTAGAGCCATTGCCTAAACCAAAGTTAACCAATAGAACCCTAAATCTGTATTGGAGTTTAGGCATCATTACAGCATTGCCACCCACTGTAGGAACTCCAAATTGTGTTAAATCTGCCATCTCTTATCTCCTTCGGCTTATGTATTTATCAGGCTGATAACTCACCGGTATTAACGATTCGAATTGGGATATAGATGAACTCTGCTGCCTTTGCAGGCTCAATAGCAACATCAATCCATAGTTCGTTTCTGTCAATTCTGGCAGGGGTGTTGTTTGTTTCGTCGCAAACAACAATGAAATCATATAGAGCTCGTTTTGACATTAAATCGCCCAAGAAGCCGTCAAACACTTGTTTGGCGTTTGCGCGAGTAATTTTGTCGTTAATTTCAAAAATAAATGGTCTTGATAGTGGATCAAAACGCTCACGCAAGTAAGCAATTAAACGAGCAACATTTACGCGGTCTAATGCGCTGGCAGTAGGTTGTAATGTTTTTTGCCCAAACACAAAAATACCTTGCCCTGGGAAACGTGTAATTGGATTAACACCAGAACGAGTGCCATCACCGTATAGTGTATCACGCTGTCCCGTTGTTAGTGCTACTGGCACAAATTCACCTTCGCTGTTAATATATCCAACGTTAGTTGCATTTGTTACAACACCACGACTTAGTCCAGCTGGAGCAAACCATGGATAACTAACTTGGTCATTGTATGCCATTGTACGCAATACCATGTGGCTTGCAGGTACCACAACATCCATACCTGTTAAATCGCTAGTTAACCCACTTGGGTAGTAAGCTGCTGCTTGATGGCCTGCTGAACTTGCTACCAATCCATCCTCACCTGTTACTGTTGCATTATTGCCGCTGATCCAAGCTTCTAATGCTGTAGCCTGTGGGCTTAAACGCATTGGGGTATCAACAATAATAAATGCTGTTTCTTTACGATCAACATTTAATGCCATCATTTCGTCTAGCAGTTCAGGATAACCTGGAGCTGCCATTAAACTAAATGTTGTCATTTCCTCACGAATTGACGTATTGGCATTTGTTGCTGCTTGCATTGCACGAACAACCGCAGCACGTTGAGCTTTACGCATCATGTATGGGCTGCCATCAGCTTTATTACCACTGTATGACATCCAAGCATATCCGCCTGTTACTGCTGTATATTGTTTAACATGACCCGTACTGTCTGTCATGTTCCATAGCATCATACCATCAGGGTACTCTGTTGCGTCAGGAGCAGTCGCACTGTCTCCCATGTCAGCAAACACTACACCGTTTGGTGTTGTTTGATCTGCTGTATCACGTTCTTGCCAATCGCTGCCGTCATAAACATGAATTCTTGGATAATTTTCTAAATCGCTGCTATCAATCCAAATATCATTTGCACTTGGTGAGCTTGGTGCTGTTGCATCAATGGTAACTGTGCCGCTAACTGCTTGCCAAGCACCTGATGACTTTGTATATAAATCTGCTGCTAAATTTGTATTGTACCACAACGTGCCTTCTTCTGCTGTCCCTGATGGTGCCGTTAAACTTGCTGTTTCGTTTAGTGCTGTCCATGAACCGTTGGAATACATCTTAAAGGCCATGCCTCCCGAACCAACTGCAACATTGACAAAAAGATCACCTTCGCTGCCAGAACTAGGATCAGAATTTCCTGCTGTGATAGACTGTGCTACCCATGGGCTACTTGCAGGTAAATTGGCAGAAACATATTTCTTAACAACTGGCTTTAATCCACTGTTATAAGTTGTTGTTTTAATCCAATGCTGACCATTTGAACCTGTGGGGATATTATTATGTGGTGCCACATAATTAATATTAACTTGACCCCATGAACCTGATGCTTTTTTGTAAACCTTATAACTATCACTGATGTCTATAGCATAGTCACCGTTGCTGCCATCTGAATTTGATGGGACACCATCACTGGCGCTGGTGGTTACTGCAACCCACGTAGTACCGTTGTGTGCAAATACTCCAAAAACTGAATTTACTAAATCTAACCAATACGTACCGTCAGCAGGAGCACTTGTTGGCTCTGTTGCACTGGGCTCTAATTGTGCTAGGTCGATATCTGCTCTTAGAACATAAGCTCTGTTTGCTAGGCCTAAAAAGCTATAAGCGGCTAGTAGACCGTACTCGTTTGTTTCTGCACCGTGTACTGGGGTGCCATTGATTTCTCTGAACACAGGAGTGCCAAACATTTCAACTAAATCTCGCTGACTGGTCAATAATGTTGCTTTACCTGCGTTAGCTGGAATTGTTCCAGCTGCATAACCTGTGCCACTGACGTTAACTTTGTTAGTTTCTGTGGCTAAAATAACTAGTGGCACTGTGCCGGCGCCAGCGCCGCCATATGGACTTTCGTCAGTAACACTAACTGCTACACCTGGGGATACTAATGTAGGCATTTTATTCTCCTTGTTCCAATAAACATATTTATTAGAAATCGGAGAAAAGATGCTTATTTAGTCAAATTGCTAATTTCTGCTCTTCAGGTTGCACCTGTTTTCTTACTAAATCCATCTGTTCGTACAAATTGTCAATAGTACCATTGTTATCAATAATGGCATCAAAATTTGTAGCAGTCCAACTATATTCACTGGCATGTATATTGCAGGTGTCCAGCACGTTTTTACCTAATGCCCAACCAATAGTACTAGGCCCACTCATATATGCTCGAGCAGCGTCCATCCAAATAGGTTCTTCGCCTCGAACTACTCGTATAACTATACCGCCTTGATTTTTGATCGCCCTAATTTCATTAGGGAAACGACAATCACTAATAACAATATCGTCTGTGCTTTTTCGTAATTTGTTTTCTAAACTGGCTACCCAAATATCATCATGGAAATGATTACGCAGCACATCAGTTCCCCAGTACTGCAAAACCCAGCGTGGAGTAAGATGAGGGATATTCAATCGTTCTGCCCACCAAGTATCTACTTGCTCTCGCCACTGCCGTCCCTGTTTGGTTCTACCTTCTAACAGAGTTCTGTCCCAACCAAACACGGCTGCAACCGCATCTTTAAGTGTATTAGCAAAACTTTCTCGCCTAAACTCATGCACATTTACAAGGTAATCCGCTATGGTGTCTTTACCTGCTCCAATAAGTCCACAAACGCCTATGATCATAAGTACCCCCTTATGTTCTATTATATAGTGTTTTGTGCCGGTATGTCAAGTAAAACTTAGCCGATAATAAAGCCGCCGTAGCCGCCACCGTCGACATAGTTCTTTAAATCTTCTTCTAACTTGTCTATATCAACCTGTGCTTCGCTTTTTAGTGCATCACCGTTTAGGCTGGTGCCACCCTGTGGGCCTGCAATGGTAGCAAATTTACTGCGAGCTTCTCCCAACATAAACTTGGCTTTGGCAAAAGCATAATCACGTAACCAGGGACTAGCATAGGGATCCATGAGCAAATCCTCATCGTCACGTTCTATCCAGCACCATACGTATACTTGATCGTCCATGCGAAACTTACGGTGCAGCATTATAGTTTTATCATTTTGATTGAATGTAAATGTTACGTAACCACCAAACATACGAGCAAGTAATTCGCGCCGATCTGCATAAAACTCGTAGTTCATTAAGCCAGCAAAATTTGTAGCGTTTTGCAGTAACATGTTATTCAAGTACATTGTGTTAAAGGGTTCAAATTCAACACCGGTGCCACTGGTGCCAGCCGTACCCGTTTGTCTTAACACAACTTCTCTGACAAGAACTACATTTTGTGGAAGCTGGTAATCCTGGCGTTCT